ACCTGCTCTGTGCGAATCTCTTCCACCCGTGCCTGCGCGGCAAACCCCGCAGCGGCCAATTGAAGTTCACGCTCGGTCTGCATTTGGGCCAGTGCCAATTCATGCTTTTGGTCGGCCTTGTTCTGGAAATACTCAAGCAGCTTGGGCAAGCCGGAGATTAACAAACCGCCAAGAGTCGAGAAAAGTGAGAGCATTATTTTTTCTCCATTTTGGTTTCAATGACTGCAATACTTTGACGGTTGTGCATGATGTCGTCGCGGTTCTTTTGAATTTCTTTTTCCAAATCCTGACGCAGTTTTTCACGCGCCAGTTCAGCACCTGTATTTGACGCTTGTTTGTTGTCTGATGTGACCACCAGACTTATCTTGCTGTTGAGAATGGTGACCTCATGGGCCAGATTTGACAGCGCCGACATTAAATAGACTACGCAACTAAACAGCAGCGGCAGCAACGCAAATGTGATCTTTTCGACCAGCGCACCTTTTGCGGATTCATCAGCCATGTCTATCCTTTTTTAGAAATCAGAAAGTCAATGATTTGCTTGGAATTATCGGCTGGCAAGATGTATAGCAAGTCTAGTAGCCAGTTAACTGCGAGAACAGCAGCGCAGCACTTGATAAAACGATCAATCCCAAGTCGCCAGTCATCGCCAACATCAAACCATTTAAGTAGCGAGAACACATTAAACACACCCTCTTGTTTTTTGGCAAAAGTCTATGAGTTCGCCTACGCCAAAAACCGCAAAAAACACTACAAAGAAAATAATGCCTATTGCCAAAGCAATCTCGGTCATTTCATCTGCTTTTTCTTTGGCCTTCTTTTCTTCGGCTTTCAGTGCGCTAATCTCTTTGGCATCATCCCTGTCCATTTCTGCTTGACGGGCTTTGATCTTGTTCCAGACCTCTATCTTGCCCGTCTGCATAAAGAGCATTTTTAGCTCTTCTTCAAATACACGGGCCTGATCCAGCGCCATCTCAATCTGGAGAGCCGTCCCCATGTTTGAGCCTTTTTTAGACCTCTTGGCCTCAAGCATAGCTTTTGTGGCTACGCTCTTGGCATCAAACATTTTCCCGATCATCGGAGCCAAGCTGCCAAGATCGTTGGCAACCGCCGCCGCCTTCTTGACCAGCGAGATGGCCGACTGTATTCCCGCCAGTGCTGTTAGCGGATCCATTACCGGCCTCTAAAGTGATCCCAGAAAGCCACAGTCGCCACGAACAAGCCGCTCAGCCACAGCAGGGGCTTGGCCAGCTTGCTCAGTGTCTCCAGCACCTTAAACGCGCCTTGCGCCGCATTGAATGCAGAAGTCACATCCTTGGTGCTTTCTGTCAGGGCATCGACCTTGCCCTCAACAGCCACCAGGCGGTCGTAGATTTCACGATGGGTTATGTCTTCGGTCATGGCTGCACAGGCCAAGTAATTGTCCACGGGAATCCTGTCTGTGCTGGTACATCGCGCAGTGCTTGGCAGTATGCGTCCCACTCTGGTGTCGTTGTCTGGTCACGGCGGTAGCGCCAGTCAGTCTCAGCCAGCTTGGTGTCGCGTGAGGTGCGAACAGACTTAGCTTGTTCAGCATCCTTCATTGCCTTGTAAGCAGCCTCGTTCTGGGCAGCGGTGGTGACATTACCGTCAGCGTCTTCAGTGTCAAAGAAAGATGGGCCTAGATTCCACTTGGTGTACCACTTGCCGTTGATCTGCTCAACGCCGCCATAAACTGAGTATTGGTAGACAGTGCCGCCAGAGGCTTGTGGGCCTTCAAAGACCACATCAGCACCCAAGGCTTCAAGTACCTCAGTTGTGGTTGTAGCCCATGTAGGGCCACCGCTAGCTTTGTGATGCGCACGAAACTCAGCCTCATACATAACTGCGCCTGTTGATTTAATTCTGATTTGCATGATGTGTCCTTATGCGATTGCCAAGAAGATAAATGTGCCAGCGCTTGCATTTATTGCAGCAGGGGCTGTGCTACTTATTTCAAAACCAGCAGAATAGGTATCAATGTAATCTGTGCTTGTTACCTCGGCAGCAGTTGAATTCAATAAAAGATAACTGTCATTACCAGCAATGATGCCACGGGCAGAGTCCCAAACATACCAATCACCTGTTGAGTCAGTGCGCTTTATGAGTACAAACCTAGCCCCTGCTGTGAAGCCACAGTCAATTTGCTTTGTTGTGCCTGTGCCTGTGTATGAGCCAACTTTGGATACACCAGCGCAGGTTGCGAAGAGGTAGGCTACATAGGTGCGATTACCAAAATTTGTATCGCCGTTAGCGCCAACAGTAAATACAGATGAAGTTGGGCTAGTATCGTTCCAATTGCTTGAATTAAAGTATTTATTATTTGGCAAATTTAAATATAAACCAGCCGTTGCTCCAAGCGTTGAAGAATAAACAATCCAATCACCGGAAGCACTTCTAGGCTTAACAATCATTAATTCGGGCACAACTTGCAAATTATGGTTTACCGTCATTACCGTTCCCGGCCCCGTATAGCAAACCTCATCAAAGAAGCCGGGGGCGCGGCTCATTACCCAGTTTGAATAACCAGAAGTAAGGCCATTAATACCAGCGTAATTTGCGTCAATTCCTAATGCGTAACTTAAGTTATTAAATGCAGTAACAGAAAAGCGACTGCTATTTGCCGCATCGTAAATTTCTTCACCGGTGTTATCAATTAAAAAAGTATTTGCTCCCCGCAGTCTGTCGTAGAAAAACGCAGGGTAGCCAGTTGCCCCTGCTCGATTCATACTCCAAATAGTGTCTGGTAAATTTGTTGTTGTTACCGTAGCAACCGCATTAGTACCGCTTCTGGCAATAGGACTAAATACACTCGTCCCCAACGTAGGCACTTTCATCGGGCCACGGCGTATGGCTATGTAGATGTTGGTTCCCGATGGAAAAGAAGTAGGAGTAAATCCAGTGGCAGAAGGTCTGATGTCAGAGCCAACAGTTTCAGCATCACTTCTGTTGGGACTTAGAAGTGCGCCACCTGCGCTTACGTCAAACCCACGCATAGTATCAAATATTCTCCAATCACCAACAGTATCAATCCTTCTTGATAAAACCCACTGCGGCTCATATCCAAGTGTTACCAGCGAGGCTCCGCTAAACGACCCACACGAAATCACATTGTCTGTACCAGTTAGGCCAAAGCCTCCTGCGTCATGGGCGAATAGGTAGGCCACATATGTGCCGCCAGATGCGTTGACGCTTGCATCAGTGCCTATGCTAAAGACTGAAGATGTGGGTGTTGTTGAGTTCCACCATGTTGCGCCTGTAGCGGCGGCGGCTGTAGTGTTTAGAACAAGGTATTGCGTATTGGCTAAACTGCGGTGGTAAACAGCCCAAGCTGCTGTTGTGTCTGTGCGCTTGACAATAATACTTCCTGGAACTGAGCCAAGGCTGTGGGCAATAGTTGTGTTAGAACCCGTCCCCGTATAAGTCACAACATCAAAGAACTTAGGCTGCTTGCGGAATGTCCACCATACATCAGTATTTCCACCCGAGTCATAGGTATCAAAAAACCCATTAGTATTTGCTGTAAAAGAACCTGCTCCGCTATCAAATTGCGCTCCAGTATTAATTTCAAGACCATAGCGAAACCCACGAGCACTATCACGAAGATCATGCCCGTAAGCAGCACTCCGAGTCTTATGCCATACCATGCCACCATACGTTGAAAGATCAATGCCATTAACTATGGTGTTAGTGCCATCTGCCGAAGCTAGGAATGTGCTAAACACCTCCTCAATAAAGTTAGGCACAGCAGCCACACCACCACCAAAAGCATCGTAACTAGCCGCACCACTTGTTGCTTGTAATGGCATGGGTTAAGCCTTGAATTGTGTGTTGCTTGCCAACACTGTGAAGGTCGCGCTGCCGGTCTTGATGATGAGATAGCGGTAGCTGTCAATGCCACTTGCATTACCAGCAGCAGGAGCGCCACCCAACCAGCGAGTAGTCACACCTGACGTAGTTCCGTCAACTTGAACCGCACTGTTGTAGTAAGCCGTAGAGCCTTGAGTTACCAAGAAAGCCACAGTCATTGATTCGCCGGTAGCCATGAGCGTGTTCAGGGATGTACCAGATGAACCTCGGAAGTTAACAGTCCAGTTGGCGCTGGCGTTCGATGTGTAGTACAGCACCGACTGCGTGGTGATGTCATAAGCAATCGTGCCGGTGGCTGCTGTAGCTGAGACTGTTGCCACCTCTGCTGCATCGTTCAGAACAATAGCTTTGGCAGATGATGTGCCGCTAAAGGTCTGAGTGCCCGTGAAGGTGTTGTTTGCTGAAGTGCTAAAGCCAGCCGCAGGTGCGGTTGATTGCCAGGTTGTGCCGTTACTTGTCAGGACATTTCCTGAAGTGCTAGGGGCCACCACTTGCACAGCAGAAGTGCCGTTACCCAAGAGAACATTGTTGGCAGTCAAGCTGGTCGCTCCAGTGCCGCCATTGGCCACCACCAATGTTCCGGCAAGGGTCACAGTGCCGGCGCTGGTAATTGGGCCACCGCTTGTAGTCAGTCCAGTTGTCCCACCAGACACATCCACACTGGTCACTGATCCAGCACCTGGGCCGGTAAACGCAATTTGAATTGACCCAGCGCCTGGAGTAATGGTTACGCCAGAGCCGGCAGTCAAGGATGCCTTGGTCAGCGTGTTGCCGGTGCTGTTGCCGATCAGCAATTGACCATCGGTGTAGCTGGTCTGTCCAGTGCCGCCATTAGTAACCGCCAGCGTTCCAGTGATGTCCGAGGTAGAAACAGTAATCGCATCCCATGCCGCATTAGTGCCATCGCTTTGCAAATACTTGTTGGCAGCAGAGGTTT